TTATAACTTTCCAGCAGACACATCCAGTGTTGATTGGGAATCGTTTTATTTGAAACAGATAATTGCAGGTAATAACGAACCACGGCGTTTGCCTGTATTGTCTTATCCAGAGTACTTGGATACTCGTCGTCCTATTGATGACGCTGCTGGTGCTGGTGGTTACGGTCCTACAGAAGCTGTAGTTCAAACACAAGAAGGTAAGTTTAGTGTCACACCACGTGCTGATCAAGCCTACGTCATCGAATACAAATACTGGTCATTCCCTGTTGATATGGCAGAGTCCACTGATACCTGTATTGTTCCTAGCCGCTTTGACAGCGTTGTCATTGATGGTGCTATGACATACATGATGTTGTATCGTTCTAATGAACAAAGCGCTAACTTGCATCGTGATAGGTTTGAGCAAGGTATTAAGACAATGCGTCGATTGTTGATGGATGAGCCATTGGTTATGCGTTCGACAATGATTGTTCAGTCGCGTACATCACAACGAGTTGCATAATGGCAGATAGAATCTTAGGCTACAAAGTAACATCGATTGGTGGCATGAACACCAACCGTGATGTATTGTCACAGGGCGAACAAGAGCCGGGATCGGCTACACAACTTATCAACTACGAACCATCTACATCGGGTGGCTATCGTCGTGTAAGTGGTTATGCTAACAACTACGGCACTGTAGCTGGTACAGGTAGTGTGTTGGGTGTTGCTGTTGCTGAAAACATTAACGATGCCATCTTTGCGTGTCGCAAACCTTCTACAGGCACAAACTATTTCTATAGGTGGAACACTGCTACTTCAGCATGGGTGGCTATCACAACTCCCGGCACAGTCACTATGACTGGTGTGAAGAAAGTCAGGATGATTCGCTACAACTGGATTTCTAGTAAGTTGTTCTTGACAGATGGTATTAACCCGGCTGCAACATATGATGGTACAACCTATACACAGGTCACACATGCCAACGCACCTAACTCTCCTAAGTTTGCTTCTTCTTTTAAGAATCACATGTTCTTGGCTGGTGACCCATCTGAACCGTTCAATCTCTATTTCTCTGCACCACTTAATGAGACAGATTTCAGTCCAGCCAATGGTGCAGGTGTTATTAACGTAGGCTTTGAAATTGTACAGATTAAGCCTTTCCGCGATACTCTTTACATCTTCGGTAAGAATGCTATTAAAGCATTGGTCGGTACAAACATTGCTGACTTCGTAGTTAGTGAAGTCACTACCAATTTGGGATGTATTGCTTCAGATAGTGTGGTAGAACTTGGTGGTAATCTGTTGTTCTTAGGACCGGATGGTTTTAGACCAGTGGCAGGTACAGGTAATATCGGTGACGTTGAACTCGAAACAATCTCTAAGCAGATTCAGTTTACCATTACTGCTATTTTGAAAGAACTTGTTGCTGATAACCTTGACCCTGACTTATTGACTTCAATAGTTATTAGGAAGAAATCTCAGTTTAGAATGTTCATTCCTACTGCTGGTACATTTGGTTTACTTGGTGGTCTGAGACAGCGTGATGGTGGTTTTGGTTTTGAGTATAGTCAGTTGTTTGATTTTCCAGCAACATGTGCGTCGAGTGGTTATGTAGGTGTGGATGAGATTGTCATTCATGGTGATGCTAATGGTAAGGTACATAAGCAAGAAACAGGATCGTCCTTTGATGGACAACCAATATTGTCTGTTTATCAAACCCCATACTACTACTTTGAAGATCCTACCATCCGTAAGAACTTCTACAACTTGACAACATTCTTGCGAAGCGAAGGTTCTACAACAATCTCATTGGGTGTATCGTATGATTTTGAAGACAGTCAAAACGTTTTCAATCCTGCCAACTACACAATGACAACAAGTGGTGCTGCTGCTTACTATAACGAAGCTGTGTATGATGCTGCTGCCATTTTTGATGGCAACCCTTCACCAGTAGAGAAGATAAATATCGAAGGCTCTGGTTTCTCCATAGCTTTCAAATATGTGACAAACGATACAAATGCTAGTCACACTGTTCAGGGATTGGTGATGAACTACTCCATGAACGATAGACGATAAGGAATAACATGACAGGTTACGTAAGACAATCTGCTGCTGACATCGTACCAACGGCTGTTGTACGGGCTGCACCAATCAACAATGAGCTTAATGCTCTTCGTGATGCTTTCTCCTCCACTGGTGGTCATAAGCATGACGGCACTGCTGCTGAAGGCCATCCTGTTCCCTTGATCGGTGACAGCGATATGCTGAATAAGATTGCTACCGATACAACTAATAACCGTCATGGTGTATTTGTTGAAGTTGGTGGGGTTGCCGTTGAACAAGTTCGTTTCCAAGATGGTGTTATTGTTCCAGTTACTGGGAATGACATTGACCTCGGTACTAATGCATTACAGTTTAAAGACCTGTACATTGATGGCACAGCAAACATTGATAGCTTGATTGCTGATACTGCTGACATCAATGCAGGCACTATTGACAACACTGTTGTTGGAGCGACAACACCTGCTGCTGCTACAGTTACTAACCTGACAGTCAATACCGCAGCAACAATTGCTTCTGCTGACATCAACGCAGGTACAATTGATGGTGCTGTCATTGGTGGTGCTGCTGCACAGGCCATCACAGGTACTACCGTCACAGCCACTGTAGGTTTTGCTGGTAACTTGACAGGCAACGTCACAGGCAACACTGCTGGTACACATACTGGTCCTGTTGTTGGCAACGTCACAGGCAACTTGACAGGCAACGTCACAGCCTCTAGCGGTTCTTCCACTTTCAATGATGTAGTCATCAACGGTGGCTTGAACATGAATGCTGGCACTGCTGCCACCATTACCAATCTGTCTACACCAACCAATGCTGGTGATGCAGCCACTAAGGGTTATGTAGATACATCGATTAGTAACTTGGTTGCCTCTGCTCCAGCTACATTGGATACACTCAACGAGATTGCTACAGCATTAGGTAACGATCCTAACCTGTCCACAACACTCACCAACTCTATTGCTACTAAGCTTCCGTTAGCTGGTGGCACTATGACTGGTGCCATTACTATGGGCACTAACAAGATCACTGGTCTTGGTACTCCTACAGCAAACCAAGATGCAGCAACAAAGGTCTATGTAGACAATGCTGATGCTTTGAACCTGCCAAAAGCTGGCGGCAATATGACTGGTGCTATTGCGATGGGTAGCAATAAGATTACTGGTCTTGGTACACCTACTGCTGACGGTGATGCCACTACCAAAGTGTATGTTGATAACATATTGGGTAGTGCTACCGCTGCTGCTGCCTCTGCCGCCTCAGCCGCAACTTCTGCTTCCAATGCAGCAACATCTGAAACCAATGCTGGTAACTCAGCCTCTACAGCCTCTAGCGCTGCTGCGAGTGCTGCTGCCAGCTATGATAGCTTTGATGATCGTTACCTTGGTTCTAAAGCTTCAGCACCTACTGTAGACAATGATGGCAACACTTTGTTGACTGGTGCTATCTACTGGAACTCCACCTCAAACAACTTGTTTATATGGACAGGTTCTGTGTGGACAAGTGCTGCATTCACTGCAAGTGGCTTCTTAGTTAACCTTAATAATCTCTCTGATGTATCTGATGTTTCTATAGCTCGTACTAATTTAGGTTTAGGTACAGCAGCCACTACAGCTAGTACGGCCTATGCCACTGCTGCTCAAGGTACTAATGCTGATACTGCTTTGCAGCCTGCTGCTATTGGTGTGACTGTGCAGGGTTATGATAGTGATCTTGCTGCCTTTGCTTTGAAGACAGCACCAACAGGTGATGTTGTTGGTACAACAGATTCTCAGACACTTACTAACAAAACTATCAACATTGCAAACAACACACTCACGGGTGTACAATCTACACTGGTTAGTGGTACAAACATCAAAACTATCAATGGTAGTTCTGTATTGGGTAGCGGTGATCTAACAGTTGGTGGATCAGGTTACATTGTCAAAACAACAGACTATACAGCTATTGCTGGAAATAATATCTTAGCAAATACAACTGGTGGTAGTTTTGTAATCTCACTTCCTGCTTCACCAGCAGTTGGAAACTTAGTTAATATCATGGATGCTGGTGGAGCATTCAGTATAAACGCGCTTACTATTGCGCGAAATGGTAATACTATCATGTCCCTTGCCGAAGATATGTACGCATCAACTAATGGCGCGGCATTTGGACTTGTGTATAATGGATCAACTTGGAGAATCATCTAATGAGTAATATTTCAACATATTCGAGTACAAACCTGAATCCTTTTACTGGTGTATTCGGCACCGGTCGGGTCCAGTTCTTTACAGCAAGCGGCACCTTTACTGTGCCAGCGGGGGTCAGTGCCGTCCGTGTGCGGGTATGGGGTTCTGGTGGTATTGGCGCTAACGGGGCGTATGGCGGCATGTTGGCTGGGGGTGGTGCCGGTTTTTCGATGAAAACCATTACTGGCCTAACACCCGGTGGAACCGTGGCTGTGACAGTCGGCACCAGCGGCTCCGCCACCTCCAGCTTCGGCGCTTATTGTTCTGCAACTGGTGGCGGAGGTGCGGGCGCTTATAACTCTGGCAACGGAGGCACCGGCTCTGGGGGCGACATCAACACGACCGGCGGCAACGGCGGCACGTACGGTAACACCAACATGGGTTGCGGCGGCGGGGGTGCAGCTTCAATGTTTGGAGACGGCGGGCGGGGTGGCTCAAGCACAACTTATAACGGGTTTTCTGCTCCCGGTGGCGCTGGTGGTGGAGCCGGAATTAACGGGGGCACACCCTTCGGCGGTAGCGGTGGCAGCGGTTTTACCGGAAGCGGAGGGGCACCTGTTGTACAAACCGGAACGGGTGTGACTATGAGTCAACTAAATGGTGCAATTGGCACTGTTGCTGGTTTGGATTTTATTGGAACTGGTGGAGGTGGTGGGTCCACACCCAACGTAGGCTGTGCCGGTAATGGCTCTAACGGCGGTGGTGGGGGCGGGGCTTATTCCAACGCCTATTGTGGTGGTGGGGGTTTTCCGGGTGGTGGTAGTGCAAATACTGCTGCTGGTACGATGGGTCGCGGTTTTGTAATTGTGGAGTACTAAAATGAAAAACATTCGTGTTGTCGAAAATATTGTTCAAGAGATCTTCGTTCCTCACGGCGGCTTTGAGTTGGCCGACTGCTTTACCCCAGAGGTAGTAGCTATGTTTGAAACTGCTCCCGACAACGTCGAGCAAGGCTGGATCAAGCATGCAGACGGCTCGTTCACTGCTCCAGTTATTCCATCCATCCCAGTAGTCACACCAGAGTAAAGGTAGACCATGTTCCCAAGTTATTCATTAGGCTGCGTTGCCAATCTGTTTTCAAAGCAGATGCACTTCGCCAAAGCCGGAGATGTTGAACAAGGCCATGTGCATCAGTTCGATCATCTCACACTCTTGGCGGCTGGATCGCTGCGTGTCACAGTCAATGGTAAAACCAACGACTTCAAAGCACCACAGATGATTTTCATCAAAGCAGAATACAACCACGAACTTGTGGCTTTAGAAGACAATACCGTTGCTTACTGCATTCATGCTTTGCGCGACAAAGATAGCGGAGATATCTTGGACCCAACGATGATTCCTGAAGGTGTTGATCCTCTCACAATCGCGCAACCTGTTTGCGTAATCTAATTATTGGAGTAACCAATGTCGGACATCATCGATCCAGTCGAGTACGGCAAACTAATCAGCACCGTAGACAACCTCACTAAGAAGGTTGATAGTATGGATGCTGACATCAAAGAGTTGTTACAACTAGCTAACCAAAGCAAGGGCGGTTTCTGGATGGGTATGACTATAGCATCCATCTTCGGTGGTGTGCTTACATTCATCGCTGAACGGATGCTGCGGTAATGTTGTTAGAACTTGCAGCATGTAACGCAGCCTTTGCTGTCATTAAAGAAACAGTGCAGAACTCTGGTGACATTATGTCAGCAGGGCAAGCACTGTTTTCCTACTTTGATAATGAAGCCTCTTTGCAGAAAAGACTGAATAAGAAATCAGGCTCTACTGTCAATACAGACTTGGAAGAGTTTGCTGCACTAGAACAAATCAAGAATCAGAAGGCTGAGCTTGAGCAGTTGATGAACTATCACGGTAGGGCTGGTTTGCTTGATGACTGGAGAATGTTTCAAGCTAAAGCTGCAAAGCGTAGAGAAGAACAGAAACGTGAAGATGCACGTGCGAAAGTAATACGTGCTAAGAAGATGATCAATGCTTTCTGGTATACATGCTTAGCTGTTGTACTTACTTGTTCTATTTACTTTGGTGTACTCGTCTTTGAATT